TTACGTTCCTGTACACGTTCTATATCGGCTTTAACGGCTTTTTTTACAATTGGGGATACTCCACGTATTTCGTCGAGTTCTTTTTTGAGTTCTCGTTTTGCAACACCTCCCATAGCATCTTTTAATTTAGTTATAACTTTGTTTTCTTCAATTGCCTTAAATGGTTGTATTGGTTGTATATGCATAATTTCAGGTTTGAAAAATGCATTATCATCGGGAAATTCACGTTCAAATGATTCTAACGTTTTTTTAGGAACATTTGGTGATTGTTCTATCAGGCGATCATATTCTGTCCGCATATTTTCAATCATATTTGTACCATTTTGTGTTCTTTCAGATAGGGGTAAAGTTAATTCGAGACGTATTGTTCGCGAAACTTTACCATATTGTACTGATGCAACGCGGTGACCTTCCATGAGTTCGTTAATTTTAAGAAATTGCATAATTGTTGTCGCAATGGCCGTGATTAAATTTAAACCACCAATAGCCGATGGTACGAATGGTTGTACGGAAGGTGGAAATGTTTCCTGTGCAAAGTTAGCAGTACCAGTGACGGTACTTACAATTATGAGTGGTATAGTAAATTTCATACTCAAATTCTTGTATGAACAATATGCTTGGTAATGCATATATCTATAACACGCTGCTGCTTCTCCCCAGGCCTTTAATATTTTCTCCTGTTGAGGGTGCCATATCTTTGGCAGTTTCTTTTCTTCGTTCATACTAATAGAGATGAATATTATATTTTTCATTCATTTACTTTTTTTCATAACAATGTTAGTTGTTCCATTTATGAAGAACAAACAAAATCTCGAGTTTTATTCACTCCTTGTTCCGTTTATATTTTTCCATTGGTCTGTCAATGACGACACGTGTGCATTAACTCAGATGGAAATGGCTGTAACAGGAAATGATAAAGATGAAACCTTTTTTGGTCGTATAATGGGACCCATATACAAAATGGACGATACAGAGGCAAATAATTTTTTAAAGGCAGTTTTTTTCTTCCTATGGTTACTTGTTCAGTATAGATTAAACAGAGTTGACTTATCTCCACTTTATGATCTTAAAAGACGACTTGTTAAATAATATTGGTATATATAAAATGAAAGTAAAAACGAAACAAAAACTTTTAGTTGTTGCGTTAGTGGTTCTTTTTGCTATAATTGTATATCAGGTATGTAACCCAATTATTATTAAAAAACAGGTTCAAGTACCTGTAGAAATTCCAGTAGGAGTTCCAGTTCAAATACCTGTGGAAAAAGAATTTAGAAACCCACCAATCAAGGAATATAAACCAGGGTATGTACAACAAATGGGTGTTCTTGTAGGTTCAGACGAAGAAACTTTACCTTTATATGGTAAAGAAGTTAGGGGTAGACGTGATCAGTACCATTATTACACGACGACACCAGGTGATCAAGTATATCCACTTCCAGTAACGATTGATAATCGCGATTGTATGGACGACATTGGGTGTAGAGAACTTTATGGAAATGAAACTGTTTCGGTTTTAGGACAAACAGGTTCATTTCAGGCGAAAATGTATAGAACTGATAATTTCTTTTAATTATTCTTCTTTCTTTTTTGGGACTACAGCATTATATGCACACTGTCCCATTGTTAGTGTTTGTGATGACATAGAACAACACGCACATAATACCAATAACATTAAATGTGGTGGTTTCGCTGGAAGATATGACATTGCGACCATAGATTGTTTGTAGACGAGGAAATAACAACACAAGCAACAACATAAAGTGGAAGCTAAATTACCTGGTGCACAATTAGACATTTATATTTAACAAAGAAAAATATTGAGTAATATAAATGAAGATCGATTTATTAAAAGACGAAGCAAAACGTCTTGGTCTCCGTGTGACTAAAAAAATTAGGGGTAAACGTGTTCCTCTGAGTGAAAAAGAACTTAAGATGAAAATTCAAAGGCGACGACCACCTGCTTTGGAAATTCAGGTTCGTAATTCGAAAAAACTTATACGAACGTGTAAAACACTTTTACGAACGGTTGAACCAAATGTTCCACGTGTTCGTAGAGTTTCTCAATCGGTACCACGCGTTCCACCAGCACCACCAGTTCCACCTAAACGCGTTCCACCAGCACCACCAGCACCACCAGCACCACCAGCACCACCAGCACCACTTAAAAGAGATCCACGTGCAAATTTAATGACTGCTTTAAAAGCAAATCTTAAACGCCGCGGTCTTAAAGAAAAGATAAATCAAACTTCTTAGATATAATCTTTTTCGCACCTTCGAGTTCTGGGTGGCTCCATAAAAGCCATCTCGACCAAAAACCAGCTGTATAGATACCTGTTTTACCCCAGTTTTCTCTATCGCTTCGAGTAACATCGAGCATGTTTTTATGAACCATTTTAGGATCGGTTTGTTTCTGCACCATATAAGGAATGAAACCACCGTGACGTGTTATATATGAACGCATTCGTAAAGGGTTTTTATGTATTGTATAATCTGAGTACCCCATGGCTCCAAAATCAACTATTCTACCGTTTTCAAAAGTAACTCTAAACTTTTTATTAATACGAGGACTGTTTTTCAAATGAACTCGCATATATAATTACTGTATATATTTTTCGTCACACGATTCCAAATATTTATTGTTTATTTTGTAATTTAGCGAGTGTATAGTGATGATAAAGATGTATTAAACCTACAATCAAACCAACGATAATCACTGGGTTAAATCTCGCCTTTCTATTAAGAACGAATAATACAATAGATGAAAGAAAAATGAGTGTTGGTAAACTAAATAATCCAATTTGAATATCGGTCAAACCGAGAAATCGTTTTTTAACTGTATTAACATCACGTGTTTGTACTGGTGCGTATTCAGACATTTATAATACCCCGATATTTTTTTAACTAAAGGTGTTTTCGACATACTGCTTTATACATATCATGGTCTCCAACAAGTTCAAGTTCATCATTTTGCACTATACGTTTTGTAAAAGGGCCGTGTGTTCCATCCATACACTCCATACACATCGCCGATATTTTAAATACTTTGTCGGCGAGAGGTACACAGTCTATGAGTTCACCAAACTTTCTCTGTTTATAATCACCATCAAGACCTGCGAGTAGAATAGTTTTACCCGAATCAAGAACTTTTTCAACAAATTTTTTAAGACCCGTGAAAAATTGAGCTTCATCCATTGCTATAACATCAACACATGAAAAATCGACTTCATCGAGATTATTCGTTTTTATACAATCAAAACGAACATTGTCATGTGTACGTAAAACGTCTTCAGATGCGCGTGTATCTTTTTTAGAGTTTATAACGAGAATACGTTTACCTATAACTTTGTATCTTTTTAAACGTCGAATAAGTTCGGACGTTTTTCCTGAAAACATGTTACCCATAATAATTTTAAGACTCATTTCTAAATATACGTTACACTATTTTAAATGGTTTTAAAGAAAACACACATAAGATAATAAAACATGGAAACACTCAGAATTAAACGATTAACTCTCGACGCAACATTACCGACGCGTGCATCACCTGGCTCGGTCGGGTACGATTTATATAGTATGGAAAATATGAAGATTAACGCATGTGAACGAGGTATTGTAAGTACAGGTATTTGTGCAACTATTCCTAATGGTGTATATGGACGTATTGCACCGAGATCAGGTTTAAGTGTAAAACACGGAATCCAAACTGGTGCTGGTGTTATTGATCCGGACTATACTGGTGAATTGAAGGTTATCTTGTTTAATCACGGGAGTGAATCGTTTGAAATTAAACAAGGCGATAGAATCGCACAATTAATTTTGGAAAAGTGTGAAACGCCACTTATAGAGGAGGTCGATGAATTGAAAGAGACAAAACGTGGCGAACGAGGTTTTGGTTCTTCGGGTAAGAATTAAATTAAAAATTAGTTACCAAATGCGACACCACCCATACCATTCTTAATCCTGAGAATGTTATAGTTGACCGCATATGCTCTGAGAGCTGCTGGAGTATCACCCGAGGTTGGTCCATTAATTGTAATTTTAGCGTTGTCAATTCTGGAAAAGTTCAAGCTACCAGTTGGTTGCGATTTATTCATGGTGAGACAGAATGGCCACGATGTTACTGGTTCAACACTAAGCGTTTCCGAGAGAACAGAGCAGTGTCTCGATGGTACGACTTTATTGTGATATTCGTATGTCATGTTTTCGAAAAGTGTGGTACCGTTAATATACAAAGATGCGTCCGTGAACGAGTACTTTGTACCATGGTCTTCAGCACATGCAATGTGGACGGCCTTGACTGGGTGGTTAAAGTATGTTAAATCAACACTGGTGTCGGTTTTAGACATTGGTTGGTATTGTGTTTGTGTAATAAGGAGTTCATGTTCTTCATTAGAGAAGAAATCACGTTCTTCGGTGTCAAGGTAGATATAAGAGCCATACACTTTTGGTGTAGAGCCAGCAGAGAATGCGGAGTGTAACTTGATTCTGATTTCAACTTCGTGGTATTGAAGACCGACGAGTGGGAGGGATTTGGTCCAATCTTCACTGAAAAAGAATGGAATGACGTAACTTCCCGAAGAAATGTTA